AATGTCATTGGCCTTGTCCTGCACAGAGAATGTTCTGCTGTATTCAATCATACCATCCCACACTTGACCTTGATAGCGTGACCACAATCTCCAAATTTGTTCTTCGGCAAATTCTAAATTCATTGCCAAATCACTCAGTTTGGCATTCAACAGTTGAAATTCAGTCTGCAATCCAATGCCGCTCATTCTACGAGACTCAATAGATCTAATGCCGCCCAGTGATGCCATTCTATCAATGCTGTCCACTTTTTTCTGTATGGCATTCAGCACGCTCTCAATGCTGCTGCCGTTGGGTTGTAGCAAATAAGGTTTTAGATTGGGATCCATGTTTTGTGGCATCTGTATGATGGCACCAGCGCCTGCTGCTGCTTCTACATCTGCTGTTTTGACCAGTGATGGGTGATTGGTCAATCTAATAATTTGTTCAATCTCTGATGAAAATTCAAATATTTCTTTTTGCACGTCTGCGATATCTGTTACAGCACTCACACCAATACCTCTGATGTTGCTGCGTTGGTTGTACACACACACTGCAGGTATTTGTCCCAATTGATTCTGTATGGTGTATTCGTATTTGCCTTTGCGATCATCACCGTTGATTTTGTACACATGAATTTCTGTGGGAGTGTATTCTCTCACATACTGAGTGCGATCAATCACTTCTTCTTTCACTTTGAGATAGGTCAATTGATAGTGTCCATTGGGATGACGTTCGTATTTCCAATCCAACACATTTTCTGGAGTGAACAAACTGAGATATGGGCGTATGCCTTGATTTAATTCATCTGCTCTGGTATAGGCCTCTGTGGTGGGTTTGTCCACAATTACCCAAACATTTCCATACACCATGGCGTGTGCCGAAACATCACGCATAAAGGCCGTAAAGTTTCTGCCATCCAAATCTGTGTCATCTAAAAAATGCGGCAGTTGAGGATCTGTGGCAATGCTGCCAAAATCTCTTTTAACGTCTTTTCTCAATAGGAAACTGTTATAAATTGAAATTATACTTTTCACGTGATTGTCCAATCCAATCTGTCTCAATCTTTTTTCGTAATCTGCTCTGCTCTCGTAATTGTAAGGTTCTAGATATTTGCCTAAGAAATACTCATAACCGCCCACATATGAATCACTGAGAAACATCCATCTGTTGAGATATCTTTTGAACGCAGGGTGTGATGATAAAATGTAATCCACACTGAGGTTCTCGTTGTTGCCTTTGATTATTCTGTCTCTGATTATGGCCATTATAGTGATCTCCCTGTTGATGTGGTGCCACCAAATGCCCAGCGCATGGGTTGTTCTGTGGTAACTTCTGGTTTGATGGGGTATATGAAATCTGTGAGGTAACCCACTGCGTCTGCCATGTGATCATGTTCGCCATCCTTGTGAATCACTGAAGTGCCTTCTTTGTATGTGAGTCTTTCTAAACTTTTGATGATTTGACGACACTTGGGATCTATGAACATGCTGCGAATTCCTTTGGCGTTCTTTAATTTACTATTTACAGAATTTACTCTGTCTCGCACTGGAGTGTGAACGTGACGCACATTCACTTGAAATCCTGCATTTCTTAAAATGCTGTGATCTGATCTGCCACCTGATGCTGTGTGTTTGGCCTTGCCCGCAGGATCTGGATACATGATAATTCTTGCAGTGGGATATCTTCTTCTCAGCTCATCGCACACATCGTCTGTGTTGCTGCCTTTCATTATTAATTCATCTATGAATAAAATATTATGATTTTGAATCACAGCGATTGCAACACTTAAAGGATCCACGTTGAAATCTATGCCGCAATGTATTTCTGGTGTGTGACTCACATCAATGGTTTTGATGGTGTCATCTCTGCTGAAATTGTAATACACCATGCCTGAGTAGGTGTTGAATGTGGCATTGTATTCTTGTTCAAATGTTTTTAAATCCAAATCTCTGCGTGCTTGTTCAATCTCATCCAAGCTGACTATGCCACCTTCTGCTGTGGTAAATTTAAAACTGGCCCAGTCTTTGGTGCTCTGTGCCATGGTGTACATTTCATAACTGAATGAACCCACGCCTCTGGGTGTGCCTGTGAACAGTGCTCTGCCCTGTCTATCTGACAGTGTGGGTCTCAGCACTTCTGTCCACACAGTGGGATCCATGTCTTGAAATTCATCCAGTGCCACAAAGTTGTAACCTCCGCCTCTCAATGAATCTTTGTTTTCAGCACCTTTCAAATAGATTTTAGATCCTGATTTTAATCTTATAATCAATTCAGCTTCATTGGTTTGATCCACCCATCTTAAACTTTTTAATTTGTCTTTGATCTGATCCCAAATCAAATGTTTGGCCATTCTGTATGAAGGTGCCAAAAATAAACATTCTTGATCTGGCAGTGCTGCTGCTCTGCACAATTCTCTAATACTGAGATAACTTTTTCCAAATCTACGACCACTCACACACACTCTGAAACGAGCGTTATTTTCAGCAACAAGTTCTTGAGGTTTGCTTAGAGGCATAGGTTATATCTTTTCATCGCTCCACGGCAACGGTGCTTTGTTTGCTGTGTCTTCTGGCAGTTCTTTCATGCCCAAATATTGTTTGCTCAAAAAGATTTGCACACGAGTGTCACCATTGATGGCCTTCTCCCACATGGCCCTACGCAGTGATTTCTTGCCAGCTTCTTTGCCTTTGGCCAAGATGTATTTGAATTTTCTTTTGAGAGCAGATGTTTTCATTCCCACCACTTCAGCAATTTCTTCTGGAGTGCATTGAATGCAGGCCAATTTGTAAACCAACTCTTTGTCCACTCGGCCTTTTTTAGGTTGTATGGGTGTTTCTTCGCTCATATTATGCTGATCTTTCTAACACTTTGATTCTGATGTTTCTGCTGTCGCGTTTGGAATTGGCAGTGATTATTCTGTATTCCACATTGTAAATCTTGCCCACTGTGCCACCTGAAATAATTGCAGTGATCACATAGTTGGTGTTGGTGCTGCTGTCAATGGTCAATGGTGCAGCGTCGCCTGTGATGCTTTGTGCTGTGACTGTGATGCTGCTAATGGTGTCTGCTGCTGGCATCCAGTTCTCAAAATCCAAACTGTAATCCAGTATGGCATAGGGATCCTTTTCGATGTAGGTGCCCACGTTGTCTGTTTTGAATCCTGTAAGTGTGGCCATCTATCCTTCTCTCCTGTCTATGGGTGTGCCAGCAATATCCACCAGTTGGGTGTGCTGTACCACCAGTTTGCGTGTCTCGCTTAAGATTTGTTGTGCTCTGGTTTCTTGTGCAATCATATTTATACGAGTCTCACTTAAAATATTGAATATGCGCTCAGGATCCACACTGTACACAATGGATATGATCAAAGTGCTGGTCACTGCAGGCAGTGTCACTGTGACTTCTTGATTGGTACCGGTAGTGGCGTTCACTGTGCTGATCACTGTGAATTGTGTTTGAGCGTTTCTGATTCTTGCTGCCAACGCAGTGATGTTGCTGATGCTGTTTAATTGAGCATCTGCTGTGACACCTGCCTGTGATTGCAGTGTGGTTTGAGCTTGAAATTGCAATTGTGTGCCCACGGTGATAGCACTGATCACCTGTGCGGTGCTGACCACGCTGCTTTGACCTGTGGCGTTCAATGTGGCCGTGGTCACGTGTGTGGTGTTGCCTTGAATGGTGCTGTTGGCCAAACGAATGCGATCTGCTGTGACGTTGATTTGTGCAGCATTGATTACTGGGAAAAAGGCCGTGCTGACCACATAACCTGGATCCACATATCCATCCACCACATACAGAATATCAGACACTTGTATGATGCTGTTTGCTGTGGAGTTGATTTGTGCGTTGCTGATGATTTGCGTGGCACTGTTGCCTTGCAGTGTTGCTGTTGCTGTGAGTGTGCCCGAACTCACTTTGATGGTGGCACCATCGCCCACCATGTTGGCAGTCGCACTGATTGCACTGACTGAATTCAGAGTCACAGCAATGCCCACTGATGCTGACACAGTGACGTTGCTGTTACTGATCAACGTGCTTTGAGCAGTCTGTGTTCTTGTGGCGTTTGCAGTAACGTTGCTGTTACTGATCAACGTGCTTTCAGCAGACTGTGTTCTTGTGGCGTTCGCAGTGATGTTGCTGTTGCTGTCTAAAGTGGCAGAGGCATCTCTAGTGGCCACCACATATCCTGGATCTACGTATCCGTCAATGACGTACAGAATATCGGCCACTTGCGTGCTCCGATTATGCTAACGTGATTGTAAGATTGCCCGATGCTATTTGTAGCGAATCGCCGTCACTAATAACCTTGCTGCTCGTAAGTGCGCCTGCCGCAAGAACTTGGCCAGCAGTTAAAGAATCAAACACCGCGACATGACTTATAGTGCCAAAGGCACCACCTGATGCTGTGAAAGTCACTGTGGCGTTGGTGCTGATTGATCCGTTGGCAGCTGCTGCAAAAGTGACTGATTGTCTGGCGTATCCGTTGCCCACTGGTTCATCATCCTGCGTGTTGGCCTCTAGATCTGCCAGTGTGTCTCCAGCTGATTGTGTGCTGGTGCACAAACCCACATACACCGTGGTGGGTGCTGTGCTGGTGAGTGAATTGGCCTTGAACCAAAAGTCCAATGTGCGGTTTTCTGTGTAGTCTGCAAAACTTGACATGTTAAT